TCAACTGGAACTCAAACTGGTATTGTTATTAACGGCGGTAGTGCAACCAATAATCCCGCAACATTACAATTCTTTGCGAGCGCAAGCGAACGCGCCCGTATCGACTCCTCCGGCAACCTGCTGGTGGGGCAGACGGCGCAAACTACCACTGAGCGCGTAGGCGTTACATTTACTGGAAACAACGATGGTGCATATGTTTACAACGTAAGCGCAAGCCCAACTGGTGCTGGTATTACTAGTAATTTTGGAAGCCCGACTGGCACAAATACAACCACTTGTTTTTTGTATAGGGGCCGGACTGGCGGTGCTGACCGTTTTTTAGTTTATGGAAATGGCGGTATTGCAAATTACAGTGCCAACGACGTAAACCTGTCTGACCGCCGCGAGAAAATTAACTTTGCACCAGCTAAGTCTTACCTTGACGTAATTTGCGCTATTCCCGTTCAGACATTCAACTACATTGACCAGAACCTTGAAGATGACCCCGGCCTGACGCTTGGTGTTGTGGCGCAGGACGTTCAATCAGTCGCACCTGAATTGGTCAGCGAATCAAATTGGGGAACAAGCGAAGAGCCTAAAATTCGTTTGTCTATTTACCAGACTGACCTTCAGTATGCGCTAATGAAATGCATTCAAGAGCAGCAAGCCATTATCCAATCACTCACTGACCGTATCGCCCAACTGGAGGCCAAATGACTACTTTTACATGGACCGTCACGCAACTCGACTGCTACCCGCAGGCTGACAATCAGACTGACGTAGTATTTACCGTTCACTGGACCTGCTCCGGCACGGACGGCACTTACAATGGCTCGGTATACTCGACCTGCTCAGTTACCTATGTAGCTGGTACGCCCTACACGCCGTTTGCTGATCTGACTCAAGACATTGTACTTGGTTGGATCTGGGCTGGCGGTGTAGACAAAGACTCTGCCGAGGCCGCTGTGCAGACGCAGATTGACAATCAGATCAACCCACCAATCACCTCACCAAAACTTCCTTGGACTAACTAAATGGAAAACGCAACCGTATCTGTCGCCCTCCTGAACGCCATCCTTCAGTACTTGGGTAATCAACCCTACGCTCAGGTATTTCAACTTATTCAGGGCATTCAGAAAGAAGTGGAAGCTCAATCGAAGCCGGCAGCACCCGTTGAGCCTGAGCATGGCTGACGCTCACGAGTTGGCTTCTGAGACGGACAAACGCCTGAGTGTTCATGAAGCCATCTGCGCCCAACGATACGAAAACATCCAAGGGCGGTTTGATGACGGGTCCAAACGCATGGCGCGGATCGAGCACATCCTGTATGTGGTGATTGCGGCGGTGCTGTTTGGCCCCGGAGTGGCGGCTGAATTCTTCAAGAAGGTGTTCGGGCTATGACTGAGAAACTGGAAGCCAAAAGTCAGTTGATTGAAAAAACGGCGTTTGCTGTTTTGCCGATCCTCTTCACTTGCGTGGTTTACCTGATGTCGTCGCTGGATAAACTCAGCCATGACGTGACGGTGCTCAACGCCAAGATCAGTCTTGTGGTGACCAGTGACAACAAACAAGCCGCGAACAGCGGGGCAGAGCTTGCTCGTGAGAAGCTTCGCCAGGATCTGGAAAAACAGATACACGAGAACCGGGAGCTCATCCACATCAATCGCGAGCGGATCGTCATTCTTGAAGAACGGATGAAAAAGTGATGGAAACATTCGAGATCATCCTTAAGGCTTCTCCGGCGATCCTCGCGCTAATCACACTTATCGTAGTGTTAGCGAAGCTCGATCTTCGAGTGGCCGTGCTCGAGGAGAAGGTAAAAACGCTCTTCGACCTTTTTAATAAGAAGCCGCACGATGGCTGATTTCGACCCAGCATTCGAGAAGATGATCCACGACGAGGGTGGGTATCAGTTAACCGACATTCCGGGCGACCGGGGAGGCCAGACTTATGCAGGGATCGCAAGAAAACCCAACCCCGACTGGTCAGGGTGGCAGTTCATTGACCGCAAAGATTTCGGCTCTGCTACGCCCCTTGTACGAGAGTTTTACAAAGCTAACTACTGGGATCCGATCCAGGGCGACGACCTTAAAGAGCAAGCTATTGCCGAAACAATCTTCAACTTCGGAGTGAATGCTGGAGTTGGTCTCGCGATCAAATTAGCTCAAGTTGTCGCAGGAGCAACTCCGGATGGCACTATCGGCCCTAAGACGATTGAGCGTCTCAATATCTGCACGCCGAAGAACTTCATGGCCTCATACGCGATCGCCAAAATACAGCGATACGCCAACATCTGCAACCGCGACCGAAGCCAGTCCAAGTTCCTCCTCGGTTGGATCAACCGAACCTTGCAAGGACTCAAGTAATGGACTTAATGGGAATCGGGTCGATAATTGAAGGTGTCGGGAAGATCGCCGGGGATCTGGTCACGACAGACAAAGAACGGCTTCAAATTGACTTGGAGAACCGGAAGCTGGATCTCGAAGAGAAAAAGATCGATCAGGCAACGGACTTGGCCCAAGTCGAGATCAACAAGATTGAAGCAGGTAGTTCTAGTGTATTTGTCGCTGGCTGGCGTCCTGCTGTCGGTTGGGTTGGGGTTGCAGGTCTGGCTTACCAGTTTCTTGGGTATCCGTTGATGCAATGGCTTTGGGCTTTTGGTCAAGGAGCGGATATAATTCCAAAAGGGTTGAACCCACCGCCCGACCTGCAAACAGACCAGCTCATGGTGCTGCTTTCTGGGCTTCTCGGATTTGGTGGGATGCGTAGTTTCGAGAAACACAAAGGGGTGGCAGCGAAATGACTACTGCGGTCACGATGACCTACGATTCGCTGGTCGAGAACATCCAGTCATATCTCGAACGGAACGACACGCAAACCCTAGAGAAAATCCCTCTGTTTATCATGCTTGCTGAGCAGGTCATCGCTGCTCAGATCAAGTTCCTCGGCAACCTGACTGTGAACAACAGCACTATGGTTGCCAACACGAGCATTATCGATAAACCCGCTCGGTGGCACAAAACGGTTAGCTTCAACATCACCGTTGCGGGGGTGCGACAACCTGTTTTATTGCGCCAGTATGAGTACTTGCGTCAATACTGGCCCGATGCAACTCAGACCGGCGTGCCTGTTTATTTCGCCGACTACGACTATACGCACTGGTTGATTGCGCCCACACCAGCTAGTGCATATAGTTTCGAGGTGTTGTATTACGAGCGGGTGCAGCCGTTGGATTCTACCAATCAGACCAACTGGTTCACGATCTACGCTCCACAGGCACTTCTGTACGGTTCGTTGCTTCAAGCGATGCCATTTTTGAAGAATGACGAAAGATCACAAATGTGGCAAGCGCAATACGACGCAATCATGGCCACGCTCACAACTGAGAACAAACTTCGAATCGCTGATCGTCAAGCCATAGCGGTGGATTCATGAGCTACAATAGTCCGTTCACCGGAAACGTCGTACAACCAACTGATGTTTCATATGCGTCTTACGCATTAACATCCACCACCGGGACGATCCAGCTCGAATGGCCCATAAATGGGTCGGTGAGCGATTACGTCGCTGCTCGTGTGATGCAAGTTAGCACCACGAGCACCTCGTACGAACTCTGGATGCCACCGGCGAATCAGGCGTCTGTAGGGCAGGATGCGCTGATCTATAACACTGGCGGCGTTGCGCTAACAGTCAAGTCCTACGGCGGTGCGAGCACGATCGTCTCGATCCCATCTACAGGCGGTACGGCGCAGTACATTTTCATCACATCCAACGCCACGACAACAGGGACTTGGGGTGTTATAGCGTTTGGCGCGACGACGACTAACTCGAATGCGGCGACGCTCGCTGGGTACGGGCTTACGGCGATCGGGAACACACTGAATCAGTCCCAGCCTGTTACGTCGTTCTCGTCGAATTACACAGCTGTCGCCGCTGACCGAGCGAATACTTACATATGGACTAGTGGTTCTGGCACTTTGACGCTGACCTCAGCCTCGACACTTGGCAATGATTGGTTCTTTTTGGTGCGCAACGGCGG